AGTAGATAGCGTAGAATAGCATATGGCGACAAGACTACTGCCTGTCTTTAAAAACGGCGATGCTGATAGTGGACATAGGTACAGTAATGGCTTATGTGGATGTCTAGAGAAGGTTGGCTCGCAAGGCTGACTATAATGCTAGAGGCACTATTGGCTAACGTATAATCTCAGCGTTAGCACTATTCTAAAACACATTAGCTCGAACCGAATAACGGCATTATAAATGCTTCTGGTAGTTGGTTAGTGTGTTTCAGAATAGAATTTGCACCGTTAGCTCAGTTGGTCAGAGCGCCGGCCTGTCACGTCGGAGGCCAGGGGTTCAAGTCCCCTACGGTGCGCCAAGATAACTATTAATATGAAAACACTTTTAATTTTAGGAGATTGCCAAAGTAATGGCAATAATTGTTTGGCTGGTGACATAGTCAACGACGATGCTCCGAGGACTTGGAGTCTACGTTTCCATAATGATTTTAGAAGTGTTTTTAAATGGTATCTAAAACATAGAAAAGAAAACAATGTTACAACACCTATGCCCAATGGCAATATGGAAAATGTTGTTTGGCATTATCTATGGGAAGAAGAACAAAAAGCCGCATGGCCTAATTTCTTAAATGTTTCCAATGTAGTTAATATATCTATTAACGGTGGACATTTTATAGGTCATCACAAAAGATTAAAACAGTACCTAGCAGAGAATCCTAAACCGGATCATGTATTAGTTACAGATTACACGTTTAGTCATATAGCACACAGTTTCAAATATAACAATCAACGATATGTATTTGAACGTGAAAATTATGTAGACGGAGAATGGAATCCAGATAGATATCCAATTGAAGTTCATAAAAAGCGATTAAACGGTATTGCTTTTCAAAAAAGTCAAAGCAAAGATTGGCATATTCGTAGACATAGAAATGGTTACAATATGTTAATTAAGTTTTTAGATTCTCAAAATATTAAATGGACGACTGTTAGGTTTGGAGATCCTAATCCTGACAACTCAGAAATTTTTAAAGAGTTTATGCACACTGGTATAGATTGTACTGAATACGGAAAACAGTATATGAGTGCTAATGGTGAGAATGCAAAAATTAAATTGTCTGTGCAAGAAAAAATTGCAACGACAATTCAGGAATACTTAAATAGTATTGTCAGTTAATGCCCTGGTGGTGGAATGGTAGACACGCTGGTCTTAGAAGCCAGTGGCGAGAGCCGTGAGAGTTCGAGTCTCTCCTGGGGCACCAAAATATGCGGGTGAAGTGTTTGTGGTTACACGTCAGTCTTCCAAACTGAAATAGACGAGTTCAACTCTCGCCTCCCGCTCCATCATTCGGAGTGTAGCGCAGTCTGGTAGCGCATCTGGTTTGGGACCAGAGGGTCCAAGGTTCGAATCCTTGTACTCCGACCAATGTTAGTTTGCCTGGTTAGCTCAGTGGTAGAGCGTCTCGTTTACACCGAGAGGGTCGGCAGTTCGAAACTGTCACCAGGTACCAAGTTTATTCCCTAGTAGCTCAGCGGTAGTAGCACCTGACTGTTAATCAGGGTGTCGGTGGTTCGATCCCACCCTGGGGAGCCAAGTAATGCACGGTTCGTCTATCGGTTTAGGACACTGGCCTTTCACGTCAGTAAGACGGGTTCGATTCCCGTACCGTGTACCATATATGGCCTTTGGATAAGTTATAAACTTTGCCTTAGGTTCTTCATATGCGGGAGTAGCTCAGTTGGTAGAGCATTACCTTGCCAAGGTAAATGTCGCGAGTTCGAACCTCGTCTCCCGCTCCAGTTTTGCCAAAAGGCATTGATTTAGATTTAAAAGATTGTATAATAGAAACATTAAAGGAAAAACAAATGAATATCTCCCTACGTAAGGCAAATGCACTTCAGAACAGTATCAACGATACCGTCAAAGGTTTCCAGTTTGAGACCACAGTAAAAATCAACGAGTTCCAAGAAGCGGAACAAGAAATTTCCAAAGTTGCAGGAACACTCTGCGACAACCTTACACGCAGAGATGCGTTAGTGGAAGCACTTTACGAGATTCGTAAAAGTGTCAGCGGTGCTAACACAGAAGTTAGAATCGACACTAGATTGGCCGATGTTGCACATCTAGAAAAACAAATCCAATTCTACAACGGATTGGCTAGTAAGACCGTTCGCGAAAGCGCAAAGGTTGTAGCAGGTCGTTTGGACAAGATCCGTAACGACAAAAGCGAAAACCGTCGTAGCATCTATGGCTACAACGACACAGTAGACACTAGTGTGCTCACTCGTGAAGATCTAGACGGATTCCGTCGTAGAGTGGCAACTGCTAAAAAGCAGAAACAAAAACTTCAGGATGAAATCCTAGAGTTAAATGTTCAGACAACTATCCAATTGTCTGACAAAACAGAAGCAGTTCTGCAAGCAGAAGGTTTACTGTAACAGACCCCGCGTTAACTCAGCGTGATAGAGTTAGGTAATTGCTACACCTTAATGGCTCGGTGCATTGGATCTACCGCAAGGCTTGTTTAAAGCGACTTGAGAAATCACAAAGGCGGACCTCAGCACCGTCTAAATGGAAAGGCTAGTGGACAGAGTAACAGCTCGGTTTAGGGCTCCTGTGGTGGGAGTGGCTAGACACTTTATAAATGCTCTCTGAGCTGAACTACACTGGATAACACGAGTTAGGTGCTAAGTCGACTACCCACCGAAAGTGCCAGGAAGATAAGGAGCTCAGCAGGTTTCGTTCGAGTCGAACAGAGAGCACCTATAAAGTTATCGCGGGATAGAGAAACGGTAACTCAAGAGTCTCATAAGCTCTAGATCCTGGTTCGATTCCAGGTCCCGCAACCAAGTTTTGGCAAAGGCGAAAGCCCGAGCCTGGAGTAGAGAAGGAGATTAGGATAGACAGACTTAGGCTACATGCCTAAGGTTTGATCTCTTATAGAGACCGAACATCAACTACTGGCAAAACGTCTTGAAAACGTTTCGTGCTTGTGTGAACCAGTTCTATATATTAATCGACTTTGTGAGTTGCTAACTGGAAATATACAGGTCCCTGTGCTTTGCGCCTTGTGACTTGTTAAGGGTATCTTTATAGAGCCCGCTTGTACATTGTCCAGTCTATTACTTGCCTTTCTCTCTCCACCCCTTTTATTAGTAAGTAGTTAAGGTTCTAAAAGCATCCGCAAGGAGTTAACAAAGATCGGAAGTTTTTGTTAATTGAAGTTATAAACTTTAATGCTGTAGAGTATATGTATCAAGCGCCGGTGCAAGGTGAGCGGATTGAGACTACAAGAACTTCATGTTGGGCTAGACAAAGAGAGGGACGAATCGCACCGTCGGATGGCCTTACCCAAACCAAAACTCTCGGGACATCTTACTAATAATCTGGTAACGTAGCATAATGGTCGTGCACCTCCTTCATACGGAGCAAGGTGTGAGTTCGAATCTCACCGTTACCACCATAACACCATAATCTGCCCACTAAATGCTAAATAGTTATATGCTAACATTAATCAGAGAAACTACTAATCCATTACTTGACTATATCAAGGATGATCCAGTACGTCCAGAAATTCCCAAAGAATTTCGTGTTAGCGGTAGCAGATTTGTCGCCACCACTGTAGAAGGCGAAAAACCACGTGCAATGGTCTGTGTTAGTCTGCACGATTTTGTGCCAACAACTGTTGAAGATTTGGCTAAAACACCCACAGAACCAACTACAGCAATCTTCTATACAATTTGGAGTTATGCGCCGGGTGCGGCCGCAGAGCTACTTTTTGGTGTAGTGGATCAAATAAAAGAACTTTTCCCAACTGTTAATCGTTTTGTAACACTTAGCCCAAAAACTGAAATGGCCTACAAGTTCCATATCAGAAATGGTGCCTGTGTGTTGCAAGAAAACGACAACACAGTGAACTACGAATACCTCATAACCCGTTGACAAACTGCTGAAAAGGTTATATACTTAGTATGTGACCGTGAGCGAATAGGCAGAGCTCCAGGACTGTTGTGAAACACTCCGTGGGTCGGGACTAGGCGATATGCCGTCCTTGGAGGTTCGAACCCTCCCGGTCACACCAAATTCCCTCCCTCGCTATAGTTCAATGGATAGAACGACTCTCTCCTAAAGAGTAAGTCTACGTTCGATTCGTAGTAGCGGGACCAATTGACAAAATATTGAAGTGAAGATATAATAATTGAATGTATAAAGTAATATGGAAAGATGTAAACAAGAATGTTTACGAACGAGATTTTGATAATCTTGGCCCAGCAATGGATTGGGCAAAAACATTGGCAGTATTTGTAACTATCAAAAGTAGCGAATACGAAATTGTTGGCATGTTTGGTGCTGACAGCATTGTAGATGGAAAGTGTCCAGACGGTGTAGATTACACCTGGATGAAACGGCGAAAGCAGTAAGGAGATATCATGGGATATTGGGACAGAGAATATTGTAACGTTGATGTGTTGAAGGGCAAGACTTTGTCCAACATCAACGAGAGTGGCGACGAGATCGTTTTTGAAACCACAGATGGCGAACGCTATCGTATGTATCACGAGCAAGACTGTTGCGAAAGCGTAAGCATAGAAAGCATAGTCGGCGATTTGCAGGACTTAGTAGGTTCAGAGATTCTAATAGCAGAAGAAGTTGATGGCGAAAGCCCAGCCGACTTCGAAGCATACGAGTCTTACACATGGACTTTCTACAAGTTTGCAACTCGCAAGGGTTATGTGGACATTCGTTGGCTAGGTCAATCGAATGGCTATTACAGTGAAAGAGTTGATTTTGTAAAGGAGTAATTATGTCAATGTACAACATGATATTTGGCATGAATCCCGATAGCGGAAAGTTACTTGAAATTCTAGGCAAAACTGCAAGCGACTTTGGTCGTTTCCGTAATGTCTATATGGATGAAGGTTACATTGTTGTTCATACACGTAATGGTGGTGGTAACCGTGAAGACTACGAAGATGTTTTTGATGAAATGTCAGAACATCCTTGGTACAGTCATGATGAGGACGACTCATTTGACTGCACTTATGCTAACATCTATTTCAAGGTTCCAGAAAACTACAAGGATTTTCTTGCTATTATGAATCTTAACGAAGGTCAAAAGCCTAGTGAACAATGGGCTGAACTTTTCGGAATGATGGAAGCAATGAAAAAATAAGGAGGCATTATGCCTTGGATTGAAAATGTAGCCGCCGATGATATCCCAAAAAGATTTCATCACGAAGCAGGCGAAAATAGTATGCTGATTAGTATCGTTGACCCGGCGAGCTGGCGTCCTACTCCTGCCCATAAGTTCAAGGAAATTCATAACTTTGAATTTTTGGACGTGGAGGAAAACGACCACGTAGACGACGAAGCAATGAAGTGTAGTCAAGAACAAGCCAATCAACTTGTGGCTCTTTTACAACACGCTTTGGATAACAAAATGAACGTTGTTGTTCATTGTTTTGCTGGAATTTGTCGTAGCGGTGCTGTATGCGAAGTAGGCGTAATGCTGGGCTTTCAGGATACAGGGCGGTTTAGAAGCCCTAATCTGCTCGTTAAGCACAGAATGATGCGAGCCTTGGGTTGGACCTACGATGCGGACGAAAAGCCCAACATCGACGATTGGCGCACATACAAGCCCGTTGTATAAAAACAACATTTGCCCTGTCTTCGAGAGTTGACAGGGCGTTCTTTTGGCTGTATAATATAACAAGAAAGAAGAGCGAAAAAATGAAAACATGGATTACAAGCGACTTACACTTTGGACATAAGAACATCATGAAGTTCTGTCCAGTGACGAGAGCACGATTTAAAGACGACGTTGCATATATGAACAACGCCATGGCCGAAGAATGGAACCATAAAGTCAAACCTGAAGACACAGTCTACATCTTAGGCGATGTAGCGTTCATGTCAGGTAGTGATGCTGGTAGAATGGTAAAGCGTTTGAATGGCACAAAGATTTTAATTAGAGGAAATCATGACCGTAAGACATTGATGGACGAAACGTTCCGTGGTGCGTTTGCAGAAGTACACGAGTATTTGGATATTACATATGATGGTCACAAGATTGTCATGTTTCACTATCCGATTGCTGAGTGGGATCAAATGCACAGAGGAGCATTACATTTTCATGGTCACTTACACGGAGGTGTTAGTGGATTAGAAAAGTATCGTGCATTCGATGTAGGTATGGATTCAACCGGTGAGATTGTTGTGTCAATGGAATATGCGATTGGCAGAATTAAAAACAACGAAATTAAGGGTCATCATGTTTAAAGATGAATTGAAGGAGTATGTAAACACTAGTAACCTAGTCAACATGAAAGAATGTGGCGATGGTATCTATGTGCTAAAGTACAAGAAGAAAGTGTTCTACGATAACTTGTGGAACGAATACATCGCCGAATGTCGAGGTACTATTGTAGACTCTGAGTTTAATGTAGTACAACGACCATTCACAAAGATCTATAACTATGGTATTGAAAAGGAAGCACCAGTGCTATCCGACGATACTGAGATCACAGCACTTCGTAAAGTTAACGGCTTTATGGTTGCTATGACTTGGCACAATGGAGATATCCTAGTTTCAACAACAGGTTCTACTTCAGGCGAGTTTGTCGATATGGCAAAGGAATATATCACTGATAACTTCCGTGATGTACTAAGATGTGCCCCAGATTTTACTTTTATGTTTGAGTGCGTTCATCCAACTGACCCACACATCATACCTGAAGAACCTGGACTGTACTTTATCGGATTCCGTCACAAAGACTGGAACGGTAAGTTATACTACGAAAAGTTTACGCTAGAACCTTTGGGCAAGCATCTTGGATGCCTCCCTGTGGATATCTTTACTACTACAGTAGGCGAGTTAAAGGCTCTAGTAAAGACTGTTAAGCACGAAGGTTTTGTATTCTATACTAAGGACGGCGTTGGTTCTAAGATCAAGTCACCTTACTACTTGACTTCAAAGTGGGTTGCTCGCAATCCACGCACAGACAAGTTAGTAGACTTGAACAAAGACATCAAGCACAATTTAGACGAAGAATACTATCCACTAGTGGATGCTATCCGTGCTAACATTGAGGAGTATACTGCTATGGACGAGCAAGCTCGTTTATCTTGGGTACGCAACTATATGGAGACAGTATGAGATGTGAAGATGAAAGTCATTTGCCTGTAGCAGAGCAAAGCCTAGTGTTCCGCTTGTATAAACGAGCAGAGATACGTAGGCAGATTCCTGGCAGGTTAGCAGTCACAGAAGGTAAGCCCGACAAGATTGCTAACTTGTTAGAAGAAGCCGCAATGGAAATTCAAATGCTAAGGGCAACCTTAGCCGAAATCAGTAAGCATACAAAAGGAAGGGACAACTTTCAACCATGAAGTGTTATCAATTAATCGGAGTGCCAGGTGCAGGTAAGAGCACTTGGATTAAGAATCAAGACTGGGCTAAGGATATTCCTGTGGTTAGCACAGATAAGTTTGTGGAAGAATACGCTGAAAAAATGGGTAAAACCTACAACGAAGTTTTTGATGAATATATGCCTATTGCCGTAAAGTTGATGGCTAACCAAGTCGAAATTTGTAAGGCAAATAATTTAGATATCATCTGGGATCAGACCAGTGTTTCGATTAAGAGCCGTAAGCGTAAGTTCAATATGTTGCCTAACTATGAACATATTGCTGTGGTATTTCCAACTCCTAAAAAGGAAGAATTGGATCGACGTTTAGCCAGTCGTCCAGGCAAGAACATTCCAGATTCAGTTATGCGTAGCATGATTGATACTTTTGAAATGCCAACCGAAGACGAAGGCTTTAAGGAAATCTGGAGAACTTGACCTTCTCCAGATAACTATACTTTTAAGGAGTGTGGTATGGTAGCAAGAAACGACATCACAGGCGACTCTATTCAAACCAAAGGAGTCACTGACAACTATCGTAATAATTACGATAACATTTTTCGAAAAAATAAAAAGACAGATGCAGAAAAGTTTGATGAAGCAATAATGAAAAACGAATACTACGATTTGGACGAATCGAACGATAAACCCAAGAAGTAAACTTGACTTTACATTAATAAGATAGTATAATCATAAGCATGGACTATCTAACTATTGCACTCATTCTATTGGCTTTACTTCAGGTTAAGCATTGGTACATTGACTTTGTTAATCAAAGTGACGAAGAGGTCAAGCATAAAGGAATTTATCTCGACTGGCGTGGCATTAAACACAGTCTAAAACACGGCTTTGGTACAACCGTAGTCGTGCTAACTGTGGCCAATCTTAATGTAGCACTGGCTATGGGTGCGTTAGATTTTATAATGCACTACCACATAGACTGGGCTAAAATGAATTGGGGTAATAGAGATATTACTACTAAGGAATTTTGGAATCATTTAGGCCTAGATCAAATGGCTCATCAACTAGGTTATCTTTTAATCATTTTCATTCTGGTATAATATATGGCACAACACTTAATGGTCGACTTGGAAACTCTTGACACAAAGACTACAGCAACTATTCTTACCTTGGGCGCAGTAAGGTTTGATCCGTTTACAAATGCACCCATGAAAGAACTTTATCTGCGTGTGGAGATAGACAGCCAAGATGCTCTAGGTTGTACTGTAAGCGACGACACACTAAAATGGTGGAATCAGCAGGATACTAACATCATGGAGGAAGCATTTGATCCAAGGGATCGTATTCCAATCCATGAAGTTATTAATCAGTTTCATGCACTAGCATGGGGGTGCAGTCATTTTTGGAGTCACGGTGCTACTTTTGACTTAATGATTTTGCAGAATATCTACGAAAAATTAGGTCGTGCATATCCTTGGAACTTCTGGGAAATGCGTGACACACGTACATTGTTTGAACTAGCAGATCCTGAAATGCCGCAGGATGCAAAACACAATGCGTTAGAAGATGCTAAACGACAGGCTATAGGAGTGCGTAATGCCTACAGAAAACTCGGATTCACCGGATACAAACGTTAAAATAAGCTCAAGCCCAGAGCGTCATAGTTTTCAATTAAACGGATATATCGAACGTTGTGCGGAAGAAGGTAAAGAGCCTAGAGAAGATTACTTAAATCTTTTTAAAACCTTTCGTGAACAAGACGAAGAAAACATGTCTAACCCCGAATGGCAGGAAAATAATTTAGAATACGACCTACGTAGTACAGATTGGATTCTAGCCAAGGTTCGTAACAGCGATGCCTATGCACAGAATCTTTATGCGGCTATGTGTAATATGCGTTTTGTTCGTAAAGAAATGTTTCCTTATCTGCGACAAGATCCTGACAAAGATTTGTGGAGTGCTAGTTGGCGTAGTGCTGGCGGCATTGTTGCAGATATGCGTCAAGAAGGTGATTACATTGATTGGTACTGTTCAGGTATGGGCGGACTTAATCAAGAGTACGATGCTAAAGAAACTAATGAACAATGGCAAAAGCGTACAGGATATGTGCCCGAAGGCATTGTTACAGAAGAAATAGAAGCAGATTTACTTAAACTAGGTTGGATTCCTGTACCCTGGGAAGACGAATAAACTACAAACTTTACCCGCTTCGGCGGGTATTTTTTTGACTATTGTATCTATACCAAAACTCGCTAAATATAGGATAAGCGAGGATTTCCCATGGCATATACACCATTAAATTTAGGCGACGGCATTAGTAGAGAACCGTTAGGATCAGCCTTAAAAAAGATTGATACAATGATCGGAGAATTGTACACTACAATTCCAGAAGGTGACTTTTCAGCAGTATCACAAAATATTGTTCCAGACAGTGATTTAACATACAACTTAGGTAGCCCTACAAATCGTTGGCACAGTTTATATGTTGGTTCTGGATCTGTGTATATTGGCGATGCCAAACTATCAGCAACTACTAATGGACAGGTTATTCTTCCTGGTGTTTATGATCCTACTGGACACCAAGCAGTTGAAGTCTATCCCAAAGCAGGTCCAGTACAAGACAGAACATGGGGGAACGCTTTAAATGTTAAATTAATCGATGCTTTTGCATGGGCAGTATTAGGTGGTACACAACTAACTGTTCCCTATGGATGGATCAGAGCAACGTATTCTGCAACATTAGATGCTGATGGTTATATCAGCGGCGCCACCGTAGACACTGGCGGTAACCACTATTCTGACAGCGATATCAATGGAGTTGTTGATGTTGCTACAATCTGTACAGATTATATGTATGTTTACATCGGTGGCGTAACTGATCCGTTTGCCTCCTTTGTAGCGTCCGATTGGCAACAGATTCCTTTCGCTGTTCGCTGTCAAGCAACTGCTACCACTTTAAGTGCAACTATTGGTCAGAGTGTAAGTTATAACGATTTGTTAGATGCACCTAATCAAAATTTAAACACAACAGATAGCGTAGAATTTGCAGACGTCACAACTCCTTCGATTACTAATAGTACTAATACTTGGTCATTTGGTACAGACGGTGCGTTAGATTTTCCTACTAATTTAAAAATTGCTAAGTTAGGCGACTATAGCCCAAGTCTCGGAACGATGATGATTCAGGCACTAAATGAATCAATACATATTGCGGCACCGGGTAATAATTCTCAGATATTAGTAGGCTGGACATCTTCTAACGGTCTCGATTTGGCGACCATTGGCTTTAATTCTGATTCCGATGGATTAAAGGCAGTAAAGATTTCAACTGGTAACTATGGTGCAACCGTGCATGGTTGGATATTTGGAGACGATGGTACTCTAACATTACCAGCAGGTGGCACTATTGCATTTGACAACGGTACATTGGCTGTGGACGGATATACAAGAAATACTAACGACCCGTTTGCCATTAATGTTGCCGATACCGCAGGTAGCATTACACTTAACTGGGGTGTAAGTCATAGCGCATATACTAATAAAATTATTTTAAATAATACCGGTGTTAAATTAACTACAAACGGTACTAAAGATTTTACATTTAATACAGACGGTTCAGTAACACTACCTAACAACGGTATTATTAATGCAGGCAGTGCTGCCAATGGACAAGCATCAGTTGGTTGGAAAGAATTCCTAGCAGGTCCAACTATTGGTTGGGGGCTATATGCTGAGAACGATATCTATATTCAAACGTTCAACGATATTACCAAGCCTACATGGGTATTCAAAGAAAACGGCACAACAAGATTTCCAGGGTTCACATTCCCAGCCACAGACGGAACCAGTGGACAAGTTCTAGCAACAAACGGTTCAGGAACATTGGCATGGACAACAATTAGCGGCGGAGGTGGTGGCACAGATATTTCTACGGCCAGTATTAATGACCTGGCAGATGTGACTGTTTCTAGTCCAAGTGTTGGGCAAGTTTTAAAATGGAATGGTAGTGCATGGGTTAATGATACCGATGCAACTGGTGGCGGGGGCGGCGGTGGTACACTATCGACCAGAACAACACGTTCTGTTACTACTTCTTCGATAGCAAACTTAGCCAGTGCTAATGCTACAATTACAGGCTTCAGTGGTTATGCGTTATTAAGTATTCAAACTAGTGCGGCGGCTTGGGTAACTGTTTATACATCTTCTGCGGCACGTACAGCAGATGCTAGTCGTGCAATTACAGATGATCCAGTACCAGGTAGTGGAGTAATTGCTGAGGTAATTACTACCGGAGCACAAACACAAACATTTACTCCTGGTGTATTTGGCTATAACGATGAATCTAGTCCAACTACAGATATACAAATTAAAGTAGTTAACAGAAGCGGCTCAACAGCGGCTATTACTGTTACAGTAAAACTACTACAATTGGAAGCATAATATGACAACACCAATTCCTCATCTAGGGAATCCAGAAGATCAAAGTCTTAAAGAATACATTGTTACCTTAAAAGACTTTAAAGACTCGGAAGAGTTTTATAAAGATATGGAAACACCTAGCGGAAATTTATACATTCCTGATCGAATGGTAGAGTGTGTTAACAGACGACCTATTAGTCGAAATACACATTATATGTTGACCTATGACGAAGCGGCACAGGTTAGAAACGATCCTAGAGTTTTTACTGTTGAATTAAATCA